GCGCCATCGAATGGCTGCCCAGGACCTTGACCGAAGGATTCTCGGACAGCACTACATCGAGGACCTTGCCGCGGATGCGCGACGCCACGTTGTTCTCGTAACGCTCGGTGAGGATCGCGCCGCTGTAGTTGATCTTGCTCAGGAGATAGAGCGTCGCCTGGGCGCCGATCTGATAGTCGTTGACCTGGATGTCGAACAGCGTGTGGGGGCTGGTGCCGGCAACCGTGGTGATGACCGGAATGCCTGCCTTCTGCGCTGCGGCTGACCAGCCGCGCAACGCCTCTTCGCTCATACCCAGTTCTTTGCTGGCGTACTTGAGTTCGACAATCTTCTTCGCTGTATCGCCCAGCGAGCGGACCAGCATCCCCGCCGCAAGACCAAGTCCCGCCGCGCCGAGACTGAAGCCGCCCAGACCGGGGAGAGCCTGCTGAAGCCCCTGCCCGACGCCCTGAATGGTTTTGCCAAGCGCCGCGAACTGGGTGTTGATCTGAGCAACGCCCTTGCCCGCGTTGCGCGGGACAAGACCAATCTCGCGACCGATGGCGCGGATGTTTGCGAGCGCCTCCTCGGAGACGACTGTCGCTCGCAGCCTCAGGACTTCGTCGTTCGCCATTCGCAGCGCGCCCTCAGCGTGGTCGCTGCGCCTCAGCTTGAGCGAGCAACCTGTCTGTCCAACTCATATGCCGCTCGACCTCGCTCACCGGCATGCTCAGAAATTCGCCCGGCGGTCGTCCGTAAAACCGCGCCATGCGATAGCAATTCAGTATTGCATCGCCTGCGCGTCCGGTACGAAAAAACCCATGAGCCTATGCGCGCAAGTCGAGAAGTCCTTGCCCCTCATCGCCTTGATCGTTGACGGCGGCACCGCCGCCAACACAGACATCACGCCCGCCATCACTTCGGGGTTGGGCGTCACGACGCCAGTCTGCCAGTCGATATTGACCGGCCACTTCTCGCCAATCGCCTGCATGTCACCGCCGGTCGGCTCGCGGAAGGTCAGCTTCTTAATCATCTCTCCGCTCGACATCACCGGCTTCGATAGCTCGATAGTGATGTCAGTCGTGGTAGGAGCCGCCGCATCCTCCTCGACCAATTCGACCGGCTTCTTCGCCACTGCTTCACCCGCCATTGAAGTTCGCCTCCGTTAAATTTCGTCGCCGTCAACGCCTTCGAAGCGGACCCTGAACTGACCGTCGCTGGTGTTGATTTCGACCGGACCCTTGTGCCACGCGTTGCGGAGGACGTAGGTCCGACCGTTCACCAACTCTGCGGTGATGGTCGCGTCGGTGATGCTCTCCAGAAATTCGGTGCTGACCTCAGGCAGCGTGGAGATGTCGCCCTCGATGTAGGGGACGCGCGGAAGCTCCTGATAGCCGTGAACGTAGTCCTGACCGGCGATGCCGTTGCGCTCGACCGCTGTGATCGAGACGGTGAGGCTACCCTTCAGCGGATACATCTGACCGTCGACCTTCAGGTAGGCGGTGCCTGCGATAGGACCTTGCGGCATGGCGTTGGCTCCATAGGTTGGGTGGACTTCCCAATCTTTATGCGCCGACGCGCGCGCGGACACCAGTCAGCCCAACAGCGATACAATCTGCGGTGCTGTCACTACCGGAGCGGGCTTGCCGGGATAACAGCGTTCTGGAAGAAGCCCTTCGGCACGAACCGCTGCAAGAACGGCGCGTCAGGGTAGATCATCTCGATGACCGACTGAGCCTGATCGTAGCCCGCCATCAGCGTGGCTGATTGCTTCTCGAAGCGCTCCCAGACGAACGACGCCATCCCGCCGCCGATCACCATCACCGATGAATTGTATTTGCCGTCCATCCGCCCGCAGATGGCAAACTCACCCGGCACAGCCTGAAGCGGCGTGAGGTCCCCGACGACCTCGACGTCCAAGTCCAGCGCAACAATTCGTGATCGACCGCGCCACGTTTTTTCGAACAGCAGCAGCTTCGCCCACCGCCCCGGAAGCCCCGCCTCGGTGATATCGATGAAGCCGACGCCCTCGCAACGCTCAGGCTGGTCGGTCAGGCAGACGATGTCGTAGGGCTGCCGCGCGTGCCGCATGATCCCGTCGCGGACCTTGGTGACGCGCCCGAACGGAAACTCGGTGCCCGCCCTGACCAGTGCGAATACCACATCATAGGTAATCCGCATCGCGCCACCCGCGTGGCTTCGTCATCGTGACGACCGCCATTGCAAGCATCCCGAAATTTCCGCCGATAATAAATGCCGCTGCAATCCATAACCAACACATGAGGTACTCCTTCAGAGGTAGCCTCACCTCAGCATTTCGACCCCGTCATCGAGCGTGACCTTCTGGAAGCAGGCGATGCTTGATGTAGGACAAGCATTGACGACGCTGATGCCCAGCCGGTTCAGGTGCGGGACATAGACCCCGAAGTGGGCAGCCCAGACCTTCCAGTTGGCTTCGCTCTGCGCGCGCTTCTTCTGAGCGTGCTTGTCGGGTGAGCCGTTATCGTAGGCCCCGTCATAGTCGAAGCCGAACAGCACGACCCGCTTGGCTCGCTTGTGAATGCAAATCTGCATCGCCCCGAAGCCTGAGGTCCCGCCGCCATAAACCTCGCTCGGGTTTTCTGAGACGTCCTGACCATCCAGCCGCCGCAGGAACGTGATGTTCTTTGCGTGCGGTGCGCCAGCCATCTGATCCTGAGGCAACGCCCAGTAGATGCGAGACTGCAAGTTCTCCAGCCTGTCGAGCCACATCCCCTGACCAAAACAAGCATCGGCCCACGGCATCGTATCGATCAGGCTCTTGATCGCCAGCACATGCGCGCCGCCCCTCAGCCGCTCGAAGTCGAAGCCGACAAGCGAAGGCCCGCCGCCGACAATGGCAACGGGCCGGTCGTCCCAGAATGGTTTCGTTATTCTTCCGTAGACATCCATTGTCCCCGCCTTGACTGAGATGTGGAAAGGCGCGCGCCCCGTCCGCGCGCGCCTCATCCGTCATTCGTACTACTGCGCGATATCGGTGTCGACGCCCCTGTTGTACTGGAGCCTGAACTGAGCCAGCACCGCGAAGATGCGAAGCTGGTTGATCAGGTCCGGTGGGTAAAGCACGTTGACCCGGTTGGGGTCGTTGGGGTCGCGTTCCACGATCAGGTTCTTCTTGAACGCCTGAGCGTTCTCGACACGCCCCAAGAATTCATCGGCGCGGTACTGAGCGATCAATTCCGCCTTGATGATCTTCGGGGTGACGATTGCCTGACCGGCACCGAACCGCGTGCCGTCATCGGCCAGCTTGTGACGCGGGTACTTGCTGGTGATGGCGTGACGCTGCGAACGGAACAGCGCCGCGAGGGTCGCGAGCGTCGGCACCAACTCGTAGGCGTCGTCACCCTGACCGTAGAGGTTCTTCTGGTAGGTCGTGCTCTCACGAAGGATGGCGGGGATGCCATCATCGTTCACGCCCTGCGTTGCGATGCCGACGCCCGAGAAGTCGTTGCACTGCTTCTTGGTGAAACGCTGATGCTTCGGAGCCGGGAGGCACCCTTCCAGCGCGAGCGTCTGGAGCGGGCGAGCCGGGTCGTTCAGAAGCGCCCGCGCAGCCTTGGCAGCGTAGGCAGCCGCCCAGACCCACGGAGGCGACGGTGAGTTCGCCTCGATGCCCATGACGGAGAGAACGCCGCTGTTGTTGTTTGGACCGTAGTCCAAGAGGTCGGCGTAGCCCTTGTCCTCACCCTGCTCGACGCCCTTGTGAGCGGCGAAGATATGACCGTAGAGTTGACGCAGCCAGCCCCAGCGACCCGTGTCACCGAAGCCGTACTCGGCTTCCAGCAGCGACAGCGACGTGCTGTCGGTGAGGCCGGTCGCAACGTACTCGTAAATCTCATCGCCAAGGTTCGTCAGCGCCGTGGAGATATCGACGGTGCCGGTGGGCCGTCCGTCGGCGGCCACCAGTCGCGCACAGGTTTCGAGATCGCCGACGAGCGCGTAGCCGACGCGAATCGCCGTCAGGTCGGTCGCCTGCAGCCAGGTCACCGCCGCCTCGTCGGTGCGCAGGCCGATCTCGCGCATCTTCTTGCCGACCGCGACCACCTGCTCGAGCTGGAGCGCCGGCAGCGCGCGCTTGAGG